ACGATATCGTGGCATTCGATGGAGGTGAGTTTTCGTCCTGCTGCTCTTCTAAATGTATCCACACTGAACCTAAACAGATCATCCAATGGCTTTGGACCAGACGCACGACCTCCGAAAGTTTTGAGTCTGGCACCAGCAGGGCGTATCTTAGATAAGTCCCATCTTGGAATTTGACCACCAATGAGTAAGGAGACAAGTTCCTTAAAAGCTTTAGCCCAACCAGCCTTGCTGTCTTGGACAACGATTGTCGTATCAGAGTCAGTAAACTCTTCAGCGATTGTAGGTAGTTTATCAACATAATGACGCTCCACTGAGAAACCGACTCCGGTTCCACACATAAGAATATATAAAATTTCATCGAAAGCACGAACACGATTTACTGCAACATATGAGCAGTTGTAACCAGCAGTGTTGTCTCTTTCGAGTGCCTCTCCTGCTGTCATGAGAGCACGCATAGAAGGCATGATTTCAAGATTGAGAACTGCTTGACGAAGTTCTTCTCTTGTTTCCTTGTCCAACTTACTGCACATTGTATTCTCTTTGAGGTGCTTATCAAAGTGATTAAAATAGCGATCAACAGTTTCTTCCCATGTTTCTCTACGACCTTCGGTTTCCAACCAACGGCTGTAGCGTGAAAGATGAATAAACTCTTGATAGTAAGTTGGTAAATGCATATATTTTCTCCTTCTTAAGTTTAGTAAGTATATCTTCGCTTTTAAGTTTGTCAACTATTTAGATTAGAAAGTTCCACCATCTAATTCAGAAATAGCACCACCACTAACTCTATTCATATTATCATAAAACACATCTGGATGTGGTGCTTGAATCCATAAATAGTATTCTTTTCCTTCAACAAATCTTGGATTTATTTGATTAGTTGAAGATATTGCTGCATCACCACCGCCAGTAGTGAATCCCCAACCATATGCTCTATAGCCATAATTCATTACAGTTAATGCATCTGCTGAATTTACTGAACCATTAAAATTTGCATCAAACAGTGGTGGGAATCCAGTAGATGATGATGTCCATGTCAACCAATCTGTATCAAGTTCTGGATAGTGTTCATTTTGAACTCCACATTCACCATTATCATAATTATTTGGTTGTATGCATAATTGCATAGGTTCTTTTGTACTTTCTGCGACTTCTGATATAAAAAGCAATCCAAGAAAAATATTCATACTAACTTGATCAGAACATGTTGCATCTGAAAACGATGTTTGAACAGAACTTAAAGTATTCCAATAATCTTCATAAGTAACAATTTGTGGTTGTTCATTCAGAGGAAAGTCTTGAATATTTGTGTTATCAAACCAATCTTTCAGTGCATTAACTTTAACCCAAGGTCTTGTTGCAGCAGTATCAACATCGATTGTAAATTCACCAAGTCCTGGTATCTTTTTAGTTGTATATTTGTAAACAATTTTTCCTGCTTTTGTGTTTGCTTTAACTGTTACTTTAGAACCATCTGGAGTTACAGTAAATCCGTCACCACTAAAATTAATAGATCTTAAATTCTTAACTGCTTTTTCACTATTAACATATAGATCGACTCCTCCACCACCACCAGAACCATAAGCGTGTTTGGATATTTCGCTTGTTACTTTATTATTAAATTCTTCTAGGTATTTGATATCGAGTGAAAGATGTTTGGTTACATCCTCATATGCCAAGGGGTAAGATACTGATACAATCCCCGAGTCTCCTGTATCTCCCTTGTCTCCCTTTTCGCCTCTCTCTCCTCTTTCGCCAGTATCTCCCTTATCACCTTTCTCACCCTTCTCGCCTGCAATGCCATCTTTACCATCTCTACCAGAAAGACCGGGTTCGCCTTGGTCACCTATGTCTCCCTTTTCTCCTTGATCACCTTTCTCTCCTCTTTCTCCTTGCTCTCCTTGCTGACCAACATCTCCACGATCTCCTCGTTCGCCTTTATCGCCCTTCTCGCCCTTGTCGCCTGCATCGCCCTTCTCTCCTTTATCTCCTTGAGAACCAGGTTCACCACGATCTCCTTTTTCTCCACGCTCTCCTTGATCACCTTTATCTCCTTTTTCACCCTTTTCACCTTGTACACCCTGCTCACCCTTGTCACCCGGCCAACCTGTCCAACCAGTTTCTCCTCGTTCACCAACATCACCCTTGTCACCCTTATCTCCGGGCATACCTGGCATACCACGATCACCCTTGTCACCTTTTAGACCGGGAAGTGGTTTGATTTCTTCTTTTAGTTGTTTTACTAATTCTTCTTTTAAAGACTTCTTTAGATCTTCAACCAAAAATGGAATCGTATCTTCTTTCTTCTCTTCGACAATCTTAACTGGTGGTTCTTTAACATTTTCAAATATTTCGTTTATAAATTTTTTATTACCTTTGATAAGAAGAACAGAACCATTATTGTCCTTCAAATAAGTTTCACCAATGCCCCAAGTACTGGTTGAAAATGTGGGTGTAGATTCATTGACTACAGTAAAAACCTCTCCCGGTTCATATACGGAAAGATTTGCTACAAGACGAATCTTTTTACCAATTTCAAAATCTGCTGCTGGTAAATTTACAGATTCTTCTTTTTTATTGAATTTACTAAAGTCTTGCATATCCTTATTTATTTTTCAGTTAATACTTTCCAACAGATTGGATATAATGGGGCTATAATATTTGAAATTGCAGCAGCATACTGCTGAACTTCCCACTGGGCATGGGCATCTATACGCTGTTTAAAGACACGGGCGAACGCTGAGAGCGATCCTGTCCACCACCACTCGGTGTATGTCCCCTGTGGCAATACGGCTCTAGCCTGCTCTGGAGCAACTCCCTTTTTTAATAAATTATTGTAAATATTAATACAATCCAAGACTGCTGGAATGTACATATTATCAATATCATCAGTATCTTCAATAAATCCAGAACTTCCCTGTTTTGCACCGTCTGTAGGGGCAAATCTCCACCTTGGGGTATAGATTTCTGGACTGAATGTAACATAACGACGAGATATCTCATTTTCTGTAAAACCAACTTTATGCTTAAAAAGTTGAGTTCTCACAAAAATAGGAGCTTTGATTCTTATTGTAATTTGTGGATGTGAGAATGGTGTCCAGTGATTGTGCTTAGCCAAATAAGCAACGAGTTTTTCATCTCGCTCACCAAATGATTCACTCTCTTTGTTGAAAGAAACTCTAGCCGCATTTACAACGGTTAGGTCATCTCCCATGTGAGAAACATATTGAACAAAACCATGATCTAAAACTCTAACTTTATCCGTAGTACTGGTCGTCATTGTAAAAATCTCCACCTTCTTCTTCATCATCATCCACTGGATTATAATCCTTACCATAAGGACCATTGTCTTCTATATCTTCAGACAAGTCAACACTATCTCCTGTTTCTGCTTCTGATTTTTCCTCTAGTGAGAAATCGTTTATGATAACTCCTGTTAGATCTTCTGCATAACTTACTGCTTTCTTGAACAGTTCTGGATCCACGCTTCTCAAATATTCCATAACAGCAAAGCAGTATGAAACTATAGGATGTTCAATATGGAAACTTTCTTCGTCTTCTGACATATCTGACATATTACACCTTCTTCCATTGTTGGAGTTTTAGTTTTGCTTCAATACCGGAATATGCATTTTGGTTTATGATATTCTTCAATTCTTCACTGCTGTATCCATTGAGTATCATATCGTTGATGTCTTTTTCGTCTATGTTGTTTGGCCAAATGCAAACTGTTCTTCCGTTATTTATTAATTTCTCTATCTGAGAAATGACTTGCTTGTTTCTTGGTTCGTTATCTATAACGAATATTAATTCCTTTTCCTTCAAAGGATCTGGAATTTGTGAACCATCATTCAAACCAATCATGGCTACACAGTTGTCAAGGAATAAAGAATCCAACGGACCTTCGACCACAAAATATTTCTTGTCATCGTTTAAACGACAGAAACCGTACCACAATCTTTCAATTTCTTTATCTGCTTTGATCGTGATGTAACGAATAGAACTCTTTTTCTTTGATAATGTTCTACCTTGCATAGCAATAACTCGATTCTTTGTATTGAGAACAGGAATCACAAGACGAGGTTCCTTTTCCAACTTTACTTCAGGATCTAGTTTGCTAGCAAGAGAACCAAAATCATCCGTGTAGTAAAGTACGCTGTAGAACTGCTCTGGGATCTTTCGATCCTCTACAAACTTTCTACACGGATGATCTTTGTCTAATTCATTAATATTCTTCAAACCATCAAGAACATTGTCTGAAATCTTGAACTTGGGTTGTTCAAATTTAAACTCTGGTTTCTTGTAATTTGAATTACCATTTTCTCCATTCTTCCATCGTTCTAGAGAATATTCTTTACAAAGAGCAGGTGATACAGATTCTAGGAATTTATACATTGTGGTGGATACACCACAGTTGTGACAACGATAGAACATATCGTTGTTCTTTGCAAAGAAGAATCCTCTAGCCTTGCTTTTATTCTTCTTAGAATCACCACAGATAGGACATCTGCAATTTGCAAGATTCTCTTTCTTCCAAGCAAACTTTGGAAGCATTGGAGAAACCATATTAATAAATTTTTTATCAATTATAAGAGACATTATCTTGCATTTGGAAAGTTATACTTTGCCCATTCCTGCCACTCTGGCAGTTCTTCTTCACGAATATTTGGTAGAGTACTTAAACGCTCCTCAAAAGTACGAGTATCGTTCTCACCTATAAACTGAACTTGCTTCATATTTTCATCTGTCATAGTATCTCCTTAATTAGTCCAATCTTCTGATTTTTTAAACTTACGAACACTAAACTTTGAAGTGTACTTATTTTCATGACCATCCGAACCAACATCTTCATCCTCTCCTGTACCAACCAATCCTTCTTGTGCTGATGCATCAAGATTATACAACTTCATCTTTGCTCGATTGATCCCAATAACAAACTTGCGATTTGTTGCAAGATCATTATATCGATTCTTTAACTGCTTGACCATGACTTGATTTCTCTTGTCAAGTTCTTCAGTTGCAATAATAGCAAACATGAAATCTGCTGTTGCTGGCAGACCAAATGACTCTGAAGTATTCTCAAGACCGAAATCGGTATTGTTGTATCCTTCACGATTCACCTGAGTTGCCGAGAACACCGGAACACCAAGTTCAACTGCAAGACCACGAAGTTCTTCTGCGATTGACTTGATGTAAGTATAGGAATTTACAGAACCACCCTGCTTCATACGAGCAGATGCACAAATGTTCAGATAGTCAATGAAGATGATATCGGGAATAAACTTCTTCTTAAGTTTCAATTCATTGACAAGATATCTGAAATGATTCACATGTGCAGTTGCAGTTGGATACTCCTTGATGATAAGTTTACCAGTCACTCCTCTAGTTGCATTGAATAACTTCTTTGCATAGACTTGCTTTGGTAGAGACTTAAGTTCATCAATGGTGACATCCATGATATTAGCATCGATACGCTCTGCAATTCTTTCTTCTGCCATCTCACAAGTGATGTAAAGAACATTCTTGTTTTGTACAAGACAGTTTGCTGCTTGATGACAAAGAAACAGAGACTTACCCACACCAGTACCTGCGATTACAATGTTCAGAGTCTTTGTAGCAACTCCACCCTTTGTAATATCATTGAAGAATTCCAAATCAAACGGAATCTTCTTTTCTACTGTGTGATAGAACTCATATCGCTTTTCAGCATCCTTGATATAATCGTGACCGATGTTTGTATCAAAAGATACTGCTAGAGCATCAGACAGAATAGATGGAAGTGCTTCTTTTGTATGTGTCTGTGACTTACCATCTATGATATGAATGGACTCAAGGATTGCATTGTAGATTGCTTTATCCTTGCAGAACTTTTCTGTTTCATTTACGAGCCACTGCTCATCCTGCTCAGAGGTTGAGAAGTCGTTGATCTTTGTAACCATAGAATCATACTCTTGTTGAGTTAGATTCTTGTTGTTTGAAAGATCTACCAGTAGTGCTTCTTTAGTCGGAAGTTTATTATACTTGGAGACAAACTCAGATATGGTCTTGTAGATGACCTTATCCTCTTTGACTTGGAAGTACTCATCCTTTAGGAATGGTACAACCTTCCTAGTATAATTCTCGTTGTAAAGAAGATTTTCGAGAATTACTTTTTCAACAATAGAATTCATTCTGCAGTTTCTTGTTCAGTTGCTCCTGCACCGTACTTGAACTCGACAGCAACCGCTGCTTCGAGTTTTTCCATTACTTCCTTGGTAAAATACTTCTCTGGCTCTTCGATGAGGTTCTTCTCGAATGCCTTGCTACCATCTGGAAGTTCAATACGGGTTGAAACCTTCTTGAATATACCATGCTTTAGTGCCAAGTCAACCAGTCCATAGTACTTATTTAAGCCACTATCGTAGTTCAACTTAACATCTACCATCTGATTTTCCTTGGTCAGACGACTCTTGTATAACTTGCAGTGAATGATATTACCAACTACCTGACCATCTGAATTCTTATCCTTCTTCTTTGAAAGATAAACAATAGTCGAAGCGGCATACTTTAGACCAGAACCACCACTCATTTCCTTGGTTGGAACATAAGAACCAACAACATCATAAGTGTGATTAGTCATGAGTAGAGGAATGCCTGCCTTGCCCAACTTGAGAGTTAGAACACGGAAGGTGCTCTTGATGACTTGTGAACGAGTCATATCACGAACTTCCTTACCCTCTGCGGTATCTGCCATTTCCTTACTGGTTGACAACATACCAAGTGAGTCAAGAACAACCATCATTGGCTTTCGTGCTTCCTTTGGTTGCTCCATATACTTGTCGATGATCTTGATCAACTGTAGACGGAACTCTTCGATAGTTGCTACAGGAAATACAGCAACTTGCTTTGGATTTACGCCACGAGAGATGAACATGTCAGAGGTGACTGCTTGCTCTGTATCGAAGTAAAGAACGATACCGTCCTTACGATCCTCTAGGAACTTCTTCACAATACCGATTGAGAAGTAAGTCTTACCTGTTGCTGATTCACCTGCTAGAGCGATGATCTTGTTATCTGGAATACCACCATAAAGTGAACCAGAAACAAGAGCATTGAACGCATAAGAACCAGTGTCAACAAATCCCTTCACATCACTTCCTTCAAGACCGTCTTCAACTAATCCTGCAAACTCATTACCCGAAGTCTTAATGATATCATTAATAAATGACATAATATTCCTTTCTCAAATTATTCCACTTTGTACTGCCTTGTCCAACCACAATGCCGCTTCTCTACACTTCTTTCGCTCATCAACCAACTCTTCATAATAATCTAGACTTGCTTTCTTATCTCTCTGTGATCTTGTAATATAACTCTCAAGATCTAATAGTCGGTTGCGAATCAACTGTTGCAGATATTCAACTGTATCATTGTCTTTCATATGAATAAACTCTCCAATGTTGTCCTTCTCTCAAGATCCCAACCAATGACCTTAACGATAGTAGAGAGAGGTTCTATAAAGCTCTTTTCGAACTGCTTAGTATAGTCAATATAGTTATGCAGTTCAAGTTCTTTTGGCAAAGTATTTGTAAACGAAATTACATGTTCACCAATTGGGTTTGGTGTTTTCAAATAAACAAACTTTACCTTTTCACCATCCTTGATGGTAGAATACTTCTTTGTTAATTTGTGTTTCTTGAGGTGATGGTTGAACAATAAAGCACCTTTCACCGCAATAGGCGTTGACTTCTTGTAAATACTTGAAGAATCAGAATATTCATTTACACCATTGCATCCTCTTGGGAATGCAATTGTCTCAACTGGTGAATTAGAAAATTCATTTTTAAATTCATCTTTGAAAGAAATCAAACTATCTTCATCAGAATTCATAATGATATGAATCGCTTTCTTCAAACCATCACGGACAATTTGTGGAGTTGAAGAACGAGTTGTTTCGATACCCATGATCTTCATCTCAGGTTCTTTCAGAAGAACATTGTCTTCGCCCATCAGAACATTCAACATGTATCGCTTCTTGGCAGTCCAGATACCCTTACTGGAAATTGACTCACGCTTCATATGCATCTTCTGACCGAAAGCATTCATGATCTCATAGAGTTCAACATACTTCTTTTCGATGAATGGGTTGATGATTTCATTGCACGCTTTGTCAAGGAACTTGACTACCTTCTCATTGTCAGGAATCTTACCCTTGAATGATTTGTCAACAAGTTTATCAAGACAAAGATAAACAGAGTCTGTGTCTGATGCAATTACATAATCAACATCAGTTGTGCCTACAGTCTTGTTTAGGAATGTATTCAAAGCATTCTCAATCCAACGGATGGACAACTGACCGGATACAGTAATTGCTTCTGCAAGATCAAGATCATAATACCGAAAGTATTGATTACCTACAGCACCGAAGGCTGAGTTCAATTGAATCTTTCGAACCAACTGGAAGTTGTGATACTTACTAATATCAAACTTGATCTTCTGCTCTTCTTCCTTGCTGAGATTCTTCTCGTTCTTCAGTCTACGCTTTGCGTCCAACATCTTTTCCTTGTACATCTTTCGTTCTTTGTACATTGTTTCCATGAGTTCAGGAAGGAATCCCTGCTTGTCCTTCTTGAAGTAGACACCATTCGCAGCCATACTGAGATTCTTCTGACGAATGGTTTCCTGATGATCTTTTAGAAGTAGGAACTGCTTCTTTGCTTCTTCACTGTCTGGATAGAGAACATCTTCTGGTCGAAGAGTTCCACGCTTACCCATCTCATGCTTCATCTCTGGTGAGATGTTGTACTGCATGATAAGATGCGGATAAAGTGAATCCAAGTCGAAGGATACGATCCATTTGTGCATACCGACCTGTGGTTCTTTTACATAAGCACCAACGAATGCAGTATCCTTCTCTTCAATATTCTTTTGTGGAATTACGATCTTCTTACTGTTCAAATAATGATAGATGATGGTATCCCAAGTTCGGACTTGAGAAAACACATCAACTAGATTTACTTTTGCGGAATAAGCAAGAGCAAGAGCAAGTTCAAGAAGTTTAAGTTTCTGTTCCAGTTTTACAACTAGATCAACATCCTTGACATTATACTGAACAAACTTCTGGAAGTCTCTGGTATACATGTCAAGAATACCATCGAATCCCTCGAAGGATGCTTTCTTCTCACCAAGTTCTGCATATGAAATATGATTGAGACTGTAGGATTCTTGGGTTACGAATGTGAACTTCTTGTAAAGATCAAGATAATCTAGGATAGAAACACCAAGCAGATCATAGGCAATCTGCTCTCTCTGCATGATGTAAACCTTACGAGGCTTTACGATACCCCAAGGAGAGAGTTTACCTGCTTCACCATCACCAAACAAATTTGTAATGCGATTCACGAGATATGGAATATCGAAGAACTGAATGTTCCATCCTGTGACAATATCGAAGTCATAATACTTCCACTGCTCGATGAATGCTTGAAGCATTTCCTTCTCACAATCATA